CTGGTATATTTAATGAAGTACCGCCACCCCCACTCATAGGTGCAGACCCACCTCCTCCACCACTATTTACCTGATTAGTAACAACATATACCATAGGACCTTTTTTCTTTTTAGATTTAACATCAACATCTTTTTTAGTTGGTGTTACAAGTGAAGATAAATTTACCTTTCTCTTACCACCCGTTCCACCTTCAAAATCAGGATCATATGTATCAACGGGAGCAAGGGTAGTATTTTCTGTTGGAGTAACACTCTTATTGATGTTATCAATACTATCCTTTGTCTCAATAAAAGTTGAACCTTGTTTTTTAGTATTTAATTTTTCCTTTATTTTGTTATTATTTTTTATTGACTCAGATTGTTTCTTCTTTAATTCTTCTCTAGGATCTGCGACAGTTTCAGCACTAACAGCACCAGCAGAACTCTTACCACTTGATCCTGCAGGAGCATCACTAGCAGTGACACCTTCGGTGTCAGTTTTAACTCCTTCAATTTCAAGTGCTATCTCATCATCATCGACTTCTAATTTTTTATCAATCTCATCTACTATTCCATCTATTTCTGCTGCATCAGATTCAGATACAGTTTGATCTGTTTCAGTTGTTTGATTAGTTTGAGTTTGTTCTTGTGATTCACTTCCAAATGTAGGTTTATCAACAACTTCAAATCCAGGTGGTTTTGGAATACCGAAAGCATCTTCATCTGCAAATAAATTTGCAGACTCAACTAATTCTCTCTGAGATTTCATTATGTTTGCCTGTGCTCCCTCTAACCCATCTTCAACCTCTTTCTTTCCTCCTAGAAAATCAAAACCAGTTATATTACTAATAGTATTTGTGATTAAGGAACCAATACCTACTAATACATCCTTGACTCCATTAACAAAAAATCCAAGCACTCCTCCAATTCTTATGATGTTTTTTATTAGAGATTGTATTCCTTTTATAATACCTGGTAAATTATTAACTGCCCATCCTATTAACAAAATTCCTATAAAATTAAGCATTCTGCCTAAGAAACCTCTTGTACTTTTTACCAAGACAGCTCCCTGAGTTTTTGTTATACCTGTAATTTGTGATGCCTCTAATTCATCTTCTCGATCTTTTCTCCTAATATTCTCTTGTCTTTTTCTAAAAAATTTATTGTCATTACTTATCAATGTTCTTTTAAATTTATTTGTTTCTCTCGTTTTTTCAGTTATTTCTTGAGCAATTATCCTTTGATTTGTCAAAGATTTCAAAAAAGAAGTCGCTGTGTTACCAATCGATTTGATACTAATCGATGATTTAAATAAAGAATTTTTTCTTGAAGTTATTGACATTATGCATTAGCTCCATACTGAGACGTAGCATACATGGTATGAATATTAGTTTTATCAAATCCTATGTTTGGTAGAGCATTTGTAGATTTATTTGAAGATGATACTGCCTCTGGTGCACTTCCACTACCATCATTTGAACCACCAGCATTAAGATTTACTATTGTAGGAGCACCCTCTTCGATTGTAGATATTGCTGTTGCTACTTCTGATTTATTTTTTGATTTAGGAGTAATCATTTCAGCTGCAGAATTATCATTCAAACTGTCTATTACAATTCTATTTTTTCTTCCAATCTCATTAAGAGAATCAACTGTGCCTGTTGAACCACCAGGCATACTAAATGCTCCTGACTCATTAATCTTAGCACCTAAAACTGCTGGTCCGATTTCTTCGTCTTCTTGACTCTCTTTTTGTTCGTTTCCAACTTTGAAACCGAACATCGCCTTAATACCTTTAAATATACCTTTGAAAGCACTTTCTCCTAAAAATCCACCAATAATACCACCTATAATAGCTCCTGGTGCTGCACCAATTCCACCAAACAAAGCACCGATAGCAGCACCGACAGCAGCACCCGCTTTTGCACCAGCAGCGAAACCAGCAGCAGCAGCGAGAGCCGTTCCAACTCCTTCACCAGACATCAGAGTTACTACGAATGTGAATAAAGGTCCTCCAATCTTACCAATAAAATTTTTACCTTGTTTTAAAAATCCCAAGATACCTTGCTTTACTAAAGGTTTGACTACCTTTGAACTATTTTTTGCAGTCTCTTGTGCAACTTTTTTTGCTATTGCTTTTTTTGGAAACTTTTTATCAAGAGCACCAACTACTTTACTGAATCGCTCCTTAATAAATTTAGAAACAGGATTATATGCAAGCATTAAACCTCCACCTACAACAGCATCACCTGCAATCGTACCTGTTGGTGATAGTCCTGCAGCTCCCGCTGCTACAAGACCTCCAGCAGTTAAAAGAAGTGCACCACTTTTAATATTGGCAGCTATAGATGCAAATGGTCTTCTTAAAAATCCACCCTTTCCTATTCTAAGTGCAGATGTCCCAAGAAAAGTTATTCCTCTTAATATACCTTTGAACCCAAGTGTCAGAGCGAGTATTGTACCACCAGCAATTAATAATTGTCTTTGAAGTGTTCGTTGAAGCTTCTGCATGAGGTCAACATTTCCCTCGGCATTAGCATCAATCATATTCATGACTGTTTGAGTTAACCACCCTCCAGTCAAATATAAGAAGAACTTACTTAAATTTAATAAACCTGATTGAGTTTTTTCTGCTATTTTACGGATTGGTGCTGTTAGTGCCTGTTGAATTCTAGTTTCTATTGCACTCTCTTTTCCTTCTCTTAATCCCTGCTCTGCTAGTATTCTCTCTCTATTTTGACTTGCTGCTTCTCTTTGTCTATCTAATGCATCGCTTAATGCTAAATTTTCTTTTATTCCACCTAAAGAAGCTTCTAATCCAGTTACTTGACCAGATATATTCGCTAATTGAGTTGAAACATTTGTGAGTTGTAGAGAATTTTGTTGTAATAAATTGGTGACTTGTGGGTCAGGTTGAGGTTGTGCAGCAGCACCACCAGTCAAGACATTAGAAGATATACTTCTCCTAATACCCCTTATACTACCTGCTAGTGGCGATGCTAATCCTTGTTCCTCATCCATTAAAGACTATTCCTTTCTTGTTGTGCTTTTAGATTTTCTTCTTCAACATGCTGTTGTAAAAGTGAAACGTAAATTTCTCTCTCCCAAGGCATCATATTTTCAAGCTCCGTCAAACTATATTTATGGTGCTGCATCAAAGCAAAATTCAATTTATAATATGACGCAAGATCTTCATGAGCCATAGCTACACGAAAAAATTCTGTAGCCCCTCTAATTTAATTTCACACTCTTTTTTAGTGTTTGGATTGATAACTTTGACCGTGTGTGATAATTTTGGCATTGTCTCGAAAAACTTTTCAACCATTTTGAATTGTTTTGAGTCTAACTGCTCTAAGAAATCTTTCAATTCTTTTTTAGTGCAGTCTGCACCAGTCCAAGATTCCTCCTCATTATACACTTGATCTATACATGATGCGATTAAATCAAAAGTATCATCAACATTTACATTATCAGCCGCAGCAAAATTAGTTTTAATAAATTCATTCAAAGAAGGATATTTCATCCTTAATGTATATTGATCATCTAATTTAATATCCTTTTCATGTTCATCACTAGTAATAACTTTAATAGAGTCAATATTAATAGATGCTGGAACTTGTGTTTTCCCATCATCAGGACAAGTAATCATAACTTCTATATCTTCCCCTACAGATTTACCACGAATATTTAAGAACAAGTATTCAATATCAAATGTGGATAATTTTTCAACCTTTATACCTCTTGTAAGTATACAATGAGATATAACATCTTTAACTGCGTTTGCAATTTGTTTAGAATCTTGAGATTCCATTGCAAGAATCAAAATTTTTTCCTCTTTAACTAAAAAGGGTCTAAATTTTATTTTTCTACTTGACGAAGGTAACACCAATTCGTAAGTCGGTGTTGCAATTTTTGGTAAAGGCATAATATTCTAAGCACTTCAGTGTCACTATTTATAGTGGTTTTGTAAACTTATTATAGCACAAATTATGGATTTATGCCAGGTGGGTTTGCACCTATGGTTCCTAATGTTTTAATAGACATTTGAACAGGGTTAGAGAAGTCAGTAAGTTGAGTATATTCACCAACAGGGTTATCCTGATTCAGAAAACTATAAGTTGATCTCTCTGCTAAAGAATTTAATTGTGAATTCTTCAAACTCATACCATCTTTTACTACATTACCTCTTCCAAATCCTAACTCGTTATATGCTCTTCTTAAATCTCTAGCTAATGATGAAGACTCACCAGCAACATATCGGTCATAACTAAACTGTGCTGTTGCTTTTAAAACCTGAGTATTACCATATTGAACTTTGGTTGAGTTAAGTGATAGTGGAAATAAACCAATGAAACGATATTCTAAGAATTGAAAATGATTCTTCTCAAACTTTACAATACGAGTATCATTAGATTTGTATTCATATGGATAATTTAATTGAAAATAATATGTATCGCCACCAGGATCTACTTGATTTCCACCAGTTATAAATTCCATCCAGTGTTCTATAAACTTTAGAGACTTATATTCATTATCTACATAAAATTCAAAATTTATCTGAGTAAAGTTACGAGTATGAGCAAATCTTTCGACGACACCTTGAAAATCACCTGTGATATTTTGTGATGCAAGTGCACTACCAGGCAAAGATGCATCATAACAAAGAAGACCAACATCCTCAGCTATAAAACGATCATTTATTCCTTTTCTTCTTAAGTGTGATCTTAAACCTGTTGGTGGTAATGAAAATTTTACAAAATAATTTGATGTCTGAGCTACATTCTGCAACTTAGGCATTATATCTGATATTCTACTCGGTCTTGGTGCTGGCACTCTAAATACAATTATAGTATAGTTATTTAGATGTCTTATAAGGGAAAATACTATCCATCATTTCCT